TAAATGACATGACACCTTCGTCTTGTCCTTTTCCAGCCTCATCGTCTTTATCTACTGGGTGAAAGTTCATTCTAATTTTCTTAGCATCTTTAGATACAATCTTACCATCAATCTCTACTTCTACTGGGTATGGTTTAAATTTTTCGTACCAATACGCCATATCGTAACTACCATCTTTGTTTACTCTTGCAAGTAAACCTCTATCATATTCTTTGTTAACTTGTTTCAATACGTTATAACCATCTTGATGTTTTAACATTAAATCTATTTCACCATTTTCAACGGTTTCTTTTAATGGTTTTAGTTTAAGTCTTTTTCTAACAACATTTACTTGTTTTATGATTTCTTTTTGTTTTTGTGATTGTGGCATAGTTTTTAATGCCTTACCTAATAATTTTAAATGTAAAACTTTGTCTGCTTCAGAACCTTCTTCTATATCATGTAACCATACTCTATGAATTTTGTTATTTACTTCCATTGATACATAGTTTGTACCTCTTTGAACAATAGGACCTGTCATATCTTTTGCTTCTATGATATCACCTATGTTCCAAATCTTGCCTGTTAAATATGCATCTCTCTTTGCCTCATAGTTATCTAATTCAGAAGCATCTTTCTCTTCTCTGATACCCATGTTCTTTCTAATATCTCTATATAAAGATTTACCATCTCTAAATCCTCTTGGCAAACCTTTCATAAATTCATCCATGTTACCATCGGATGCAGCTTTTCTCATCTTACTTGCAGACATACCTGTTACACCCTCAGCGTCTGGGTCTCTATCCCCAGCAGATACAACTTTAATATTGTCAAACTTGTACATACCATGTCTTGCTTTTACACCATTGTATTTTTTTAATAGTGTTTCGAATTCTTTTACTCTATCAGAACCTACAACCATAGTGATATCTCTATAACCAGAATTATATAAAGACGTTGCAACATCAATAGCAGTTTTAGGATTTTTATCTACTGCAATACTTCTCTTATGTTTTGGAAACATCTTTCTCATGTATGCTATTTTTTTAGCATATGGAAGAGGGTCTTTGTTTTGATTTTGTGATTGTGATGGGTAGATACGATAGTCATCGCTACCTGCTACGGATTTAACTTTGTCAATTAGTTTTTCATGACCCGTAGTTGGTGGATTGAATCTACCAAATGTAAAGACAACTTTTTTCTCTACAAGAGGTGCTTCGTATATACTAAATTTTTTAATCTGATTTTTCACTTGATTTCGCCTGTTTCGCAGCTCTGGCTTTTTTAACTTTATCCATTTCTGCTTTTTTAACTTTAATTTTCATCCTACCTGCAATCTTATTAATAGCCGCACCATACTTTACAGCTATTTGTTGATCGATTCTAACTTTCATTTGTGGGGATAAATCTTTATAGTTTTTGTAAAACTTATTGATGATAAGTTTTTTAGCAGCTTTTCTTGCCTTAACTGCTTGTTTTTCTGGCGAAGCAATTCTAAGTAGTGATCTTTCTTTTTTCTTTTTAAATGCTGAAGACTTAGCCATACGTGCCATACGTCTAGCAATCTTACGTCTTTGTGCCACGTTAACTACACGTAACTCTTCAAGACCCATATCTTTATTAAATTGTTCTATTGTTTTTGACATCTTATCATTTATCCCATGTTTTGACTGCGCTGAAGTTATTAAATGAGAACTCCATTCGGTCAACTAATTTAACTGCATTGCCTGATACTCTGTCTATCGCTACATACCCCTCTGGGTTAGTCACTTTATATCCATTATTAGTACGAATAAACGTATTAGTCAATTGCTTAACACTATTTAGTTTTTTAACTATCTGCATTTTTGCATCAATTAACAAGTTTTGAAATCTAACAACTTGCTCCAAATTACGTACATGTTTCTTAATTTCTCTAGTATATTCTTTTTGTATATTCTCGTATTTTGCTTTTCCTTTAGGAGTCTTTAATTTGTCCACTTGAGATTGCAGTTTATCAGATACAAATTTTTCGTATTCTTTCGCATATTTACTAGGGTTTTTAATTGTTTCACCTACTCTTACTTTACTATTATAATATGTTTTATATGATGCACCAGATAACTGACCTGTCATTGATGCTTGTAAATTTAAAAACTTCTTTAACATAGGTGCGTTAATTCTTTGAAATGTCTTACCTGTTTCTGATAATATCTTTGTAACTGCGTCTGTTTCAGACTTATTAAACGTTGCATTACCAGATACGTCTTTATATGTAGCGTCATCCATCCAAACCGATGATGTGTTTGTAAGTTTACTTACATCTGCACCAAATGATGCTTTCATACTCGGTAAGTCTTTACCTGTATATGTTGTATGCCAAACTACACCAATCTTTGCTTTGTTTATTGTCTTTGCAAAGTCAGAATCACTAGGAACAGCATAAACAATAGTGTTGGGTTGAAATGTGATATATGAAACACCATCGATCTTAGTTTTACCAAGATCATTTGTAAACATGAGGTCACCTTGAAGTACACCTTTAATGTTAAGTTTTGAAAACTCTTTAAGAGCAATTTTAAATTTTGCATTAAGTTGGCCAGATAAGTCATCGTCAATCTCCTTATTAGTTTTATATAATTTAGGGTTTACATTAAATACTGATTTCTTTGCAACAAAGAACTTACCATCACTAGGGTCAGTACCTGCAAAGATAGCTGGAGCACCATCCCACTTAACAGTCATATTAACAGACGATCTACTAGCACCCGCTAACATATCTCTTAAACTTCTTAAAAAGTTTATGGCTGCTCTTCCACCAGGTACACCGTGATTAATAATCTCATCTTCAAGATGTTCCATGTGAAGATTTTTACCTGCTTGTTCTTGTATGAATGATAACATTATTTTGTTCCTAATGAATTATATTTTACTGCAAGAGAATGTTGTCCTAATTTTTTTACACCTGCATGACCTGATTTATTTGTTCTAATAGACATCTTCATAATTAAACTATCTGAACCAGACTTTAATTCTATTTCCCAACCTTGCTTTGAAGTTCTACTAGGATATGCTTTTACAAAATCTACTTGTGGTAAGAATACACCTAAAGCATCCTTTTCAGTTATCTCTGAATAACCTTTGCCTGATGCTTTAATTACCATTGTAGGAACATCTGGTGCGTCTCTTAAAACTTCCGTTTTAATATATGCCAAAGTATTCTTTTTGTTTGCATTAAACAGTTTAATAATTTCTGTTCTCATTATCTCAAGATAAACATTATAAAGTTCTTCGTACTTTTTATTATTCTTTTTATCAAAGTCTCTTAAAACTTGTGATGTTTTTCTATCTTTCTGAAATCTGTTTGCTGGTGGCATGCCTTTAATTTTGCTATGTGCTTCTTTGTGTACTTTAGCATAAATTCCTCTTAACTTATTTCCTTGTTTAAATGCGTTAAATATAGTATTAACATAAGTGTTTAGTTTAGGTTCAGCAGTTTTCTTTCCACCTGCCTTTAAACTAACACCTAATATTTTTTTATCAAAGTAAGTTAAAAATATATCACCTGGGTGTCCACCTGGTACACCTGCAGGTTTAGATTTAGATGTTGCTCCCCACCTAGTCTCAACTATTTTTTTGTCTTTGTTTTGATCTAGAATGTATTGATGAATTGCAATAGCATTGTTCATCTTATCATCAAACTTTGATGAAGTATCTGCTCTGTTGATTATCTCTTGAGCTTTTTCTATATCGCCTGGTATGATACAGTTAAGTTGTTTAAGATTAACATCTAACAAGTATTCATGAAAAGACTTAGGGTCTTTAGGTTTGTAATTTTTTTCAAATGCAATACATGGAAATAGTTCAGTTATTGAAGAATTTAAAGTTGTCTCACCCATTCCACCTGAACTTGGTTTAACAAATATTCTAAATGCTCTATCCTCAAACGTACCATCGATAGGGTCTACACTAGATTGTGAATCTCCTAGTTTTGCATCCACTCCAGCTTGTCTTAAATTTCTTAAAATCTCGTCTCGATCTGTTTCTCTATCGGGTGAACGTACAATTATAACATCTCTTTTAGACGAAGAAAGTTTACTAGATTTTGAATAGTCTAATCCTCTGAAAATATCAATAGGAAGATTCATGACATCTTCTTGAATAAGATGTGAAATTCGTTCTAAGTGATCTACTTTGTTTTCTTGTCGATCTCTAACCTGTTGTACGTACTTTGTAATAGCCATCAAGCCCTCCATTTATACAAATTAACAAGTATTTATTAGTCTCTAGGTCGCATGAATTTAGGGAATTCAAAGTAACCAAATGTACAATGGCTGTTTTGAAATCTGCAAAATTCCTCTGCGTCCTCTTTAAACATTGCTTTATGTACGATATGGTCATACTTAGTATCCCTTACTATATAAGGTTCTTTCTTGCCTGGTAATATTTCTAATTTAAACCTTGAGTTTTTGGAACTTTTCATATCTCGACCCTATCGTTGATTTATCAAATATTGGTGTTTCGTCTTCTTGGTTTTTATCTACTATATCATTTTGAGCTGTCATTTCGACATCATATAGTTTCATTTTTGCTCGATCTACTCCGAGCACAAATCTTTTATTAACCGTAGGGTCGTTATATCTATTTTTTAGCTGTTTCACAGCCATCTGGTTTAATTCCTCTAATTCCTCAGTTGAAATCAACGCAAACATAAAGTCTGCTGTTGCTGGTAATCCAAATGATTCAGATGTATCTTCTAATCCGATATCAGTTGAAACGAAACCACTTCTTGTTGTTTGTGTTGCTGTGACTATTGGTAGATTGTTTTCTACTGCAAGTCCTCTTAATTCCTCTGCTATTGCTTTTATTATTGTATATGAATTTACATTACTTCCACCTCTAAATCTAGATGAAGCACATATGTTCAGATAATCTATAAAGATAATATCTGGTTTAAATGATTTTTTAATTGCTAGTTCTTGTATTAATTGTCTAAAGTGATTAGTATGTGCTGATGCTGTTGGATACTCTTTGATAATAAGAGAACCAGTTGCTTTCTTTTTAACTTTCTCGATTTTATCTTGATACATTGTTTTAGGTAGATCATGTAAATCATCAATACTAATGTTCATTAAGTTTGCATCTATTCTTTCAGCAATACGTTCCTCTGCCATCTCAAGGGTGATGTATAAAACATTCTTACCTTGAGATAAACAGTTCGATGCCATATGACACATAAACAAAGATTTACCTACACCTGTGCCAGCAAGTGCTACATTTAAAGTCTTTTGTGGTAATCCACCCTTTGTAATTTTGTTAAAGAATTCTAAATCAAAAGGTATTCTCTCTTCTACTTTATGGTAATAATCAAATCTAGTGTCTGAGTCTTTTAAGTAATCATGACCTACTCTATTATCAAATGAAACTGCTAATGCGTCTGTAAGTAAAGTAGGTAAGGCATCTGGTTTGCGATTCTTGTCTCTGCCTTCGATGATAGATATTCCGTCAACGATTGCATTGTAAATTGCTTTTTCTTTACACCAGTTTTCAGTTGTATCACACAACCAATCTATATCAACATCTTCTTTATCAAATGACGATATAGTTTCTTTTATTTCTTTGTATTGTGATTCAGATAAGTCTTTACGATTATCTATTTCAATTTGAATTGAAGTAGTCGTAGGTGTCTTATTATACTTCTCTATAAATTTTAGAATCTCTTGAAAGATTATCTTATCTGTTTTATCTGTAAAATAATCTTCTTTGATAAAAGGAATTACTTTTCTAGAGTAATCCTCGTTCCAAATTAGATGCGAGAGAGTTGTCTTCTCTATTGTTTTGTTCATCAATCACTTCCACTAATATATCGCCAATGTATGTAAAGAATTCGTCTCCGAATACATCCCTTGGCAGTCCGTTGTTTTCTAGTATATCAAATTCAAACTGCATTGTCAACCCACCATTCTTTTCAATTGGTGTAACCTTACCATACTTGTAAATAACTCCAGCCCATTTGCCTTCGTTAATTCCTATACAAGTTTGTTTAGGATGATTGGGTGATTCAATATAACTATATCTCTTCTTCGGTTTCTTCGTTTCCACCATAAGAAAATTCCTTTTGTGCTGCTATCTCTAACTTT